GCGACGTCTCCGAAGCAGCTCCGGGAGCGTGGTTGTTCGCCACCCAACCAGCAACGAGCCATTTCTTCGACCGGGCGTTGGTGATCTGGTTGTTGCCGGCCTGGGAGTTGGTCAGGTCCGCGAACCCAGCCCCCGACGTCGGGCCGGTCAAAGTGATGATCCCGTTCCCAGTCGCGTTGTAAGCCACGCTGGCCCCGGTTCCACCCGATCCACCACCCTGGCTTCCAGAGCCCGCCCCACCCGAGGCGTTGTCCTGGTAGTTGGTGAAGTTCGAGACGTAGGGAACGATCTGAAGCGGGGAGAGACCGGTCAGGTTCTGGAAGACTTGGCCGAAGTACGCGCCAAACGTCGTTGGCGTCGAGCTGCTACTGCTACTTCCCGCTGGAATTGCTACGTATGCCATTTTAGGTCGCCGCTCCGTGGAAGCCGCGGATCAGGCTGAGTGCTGGTATCCAGGTCGCCTGTGCAACTCCGCCATTCGTCCAGACCAGCTTGAAATCGGGGAATGGGTCAACGAGGTAGTCGAATGGCCCGCTGATCGTATTTGCCGCCGGCGCCGTAACAGACCGGCTGTCAAACACGGTCCATGTCGTCCCCTTGTCGGTCGAGTATGAGGCGACGAGAGTACCGGCCTGGCTATTCTTGACGGAGAACTCGATCCGATTGATATCGTGGGCCGCGAGCGTCGCGTTACGCGGGTCGCCGGCTACTCCGGTACCGAACGTGACCGTACTGTCAAACAACTTGTAGTCGTTCGAATCACCGCCGGGCGTCCCACCCGTCACCGCTACGTTGACCCTTTCGATATCTCCCATTGCTTAGCGTCCTTTCCTTCCTAGTACCGACTCGAACATCCCGGTTTTCTTGCCTCCGCCGCGAACGTGATTTGGCAGGCTCTTGAAGTTCGGGATCGAACCGCCGGACAGCTCGTGGAGCACCGGCTTATTGTGGATGGCGAGGTACTTTGCCTGCGCCTGCGACACGATCTTTCCGGGCATTAGCGTCGAGCCTCCCGATTACCGGCTTCCGTGGCCTGCGGAATGGAGTTGAGCAAGAGCGGCTCCGCGGCCTGCATCGTTAGAGCGGGGCCGTAGAGAAGCCGGGCCTGAATCGCAGGAAGATTCGTCAACGTGAGGGCCGGGAGAGCGCCCGTCAGGCCTCCCGCCCCCAGTCCGAAAGCGGCCGCGAGGCCGTGATGGCCGCCGGTCATGCGATCGAGCAGCCCGCCATGCGTCGGCAGCAGGTGGAACGAGATGTCGGCGCGCTTTCTGAGGATTTCTGGTCGGCTGAGTTCTTGCGCGATCTCCGGGTGGCGCTGCTCGAACTCCGCGAGCCGCTCTTCCTGTCCGCCTGCCGTCACGGTGTTCTGTCCGCGACGCGTGATCAGGTTCTTGACCTTGTTCACGGCCGCCTGGGATTCTTCCGGTGTCCTGGGGCGTTCATTGATGCCGAGCAGGCGGCGGCTCTCTTGGTACTTCTTTGACGCTGCGGCGTAGTCGGCGTTCGTTTCCGCGTACGGGCCTTCCGCGACCACCCCCCTGGTCTCGCGAGCGGCTCCTTTGAGCGGGGACAGCGCGGCGTCAGTCGATTGCCCGGTCTTGGCGTAGCGATCGAGCTGGCGACGGAGCTTGTTCACGTCGGTTTCGCTGAGCAGATATGGATCAACATCTGGAGTGAAATGCTGCCCCTGCTTTGACGTGACCGAGTTGAGCAGATCGGTCAGTGCCCCCCGGGCGTGAGGAGCGGTGTCAAGCTCCGCGGTTGCTTCGCGCATCTGGCGGACGATGTCCGAGACGTCGCGCAGGGTCGCCCCTCCGCCGCCCTCTTCGATTGCTCCGATTCGACGGCCGAGGATGCCTAGGACGGCCCGCTTCTCCTGGTTCAACATGTCCAGGCCGGTCTTCGCCGACACTTCCGCCTGATGGCCGATGTCCGCATCCGAGGTGCCTTGCGTGACCATCGATTCCATCGGCCCGCCGCGTCCCGGAGACGACGGGCCGACCTCGACGCCGTGCCGCTCGAGGAACTCCCGCGCCTGTCCTCCCTTGCTCTGCTGGATGGCCCTTCCGGTGCCGGAAGCGAGGTTCGCCATGATGCCGAGAGGCGTGGCCAGGGCAATGCCGTTCTGGGCTCCCTCGCGGACTGCGCGTGGGATATCTCCGCCCTCAAAGGCTGCGTTCGCGCCGGAGGCGACGGCGTTCGTGGCGCCGGCAGAGACCATGCCCTTGACCAGCTGCGTGCTACGAGGAAGCGTCTGCTCCAGGCCCGGAATCAGGCGCAGGGCATTGTCCGTCGCGCCTGCGGCAGTCTCGGCGACGGCCTGAGCTGGCTTCATGAAGTAGCCGGGGAGATCGGTGTAGCGCGACACCACCGGGTGCTCGCCGCGGTAGTCCTCCATCGACCGCAGGGCGTTCCCGCCGACCTGGCGCTCGAAATTGGACGGCGACTTGTTCGCCATCGCCCGCAGAAGAGCGCCGAAGCCACCGAAGGTGGCGGTGTCAGCCATGCTGAGGCCGGGGCCGGCGAATGCGTGGCCCGCTTCGTCGAGTGACAGATGGGACGGCGCGTCCTCGGCCGCCTTGCGTGTCTTCTCCCGGAGAGCCATCAGCTTCTCTCGGTTGATGTGCATCTTTGGGGCTGGCGCTCCCGCCATCTGCTCGTCGGTCAGACCGCCGCCTGCCATTTCTTCGTCGGTCACGGCGTCACCGGCTGCCAGTTGTTGGGGCCGACCTTGCGGTAGTCCTTACCGTCGGGGCCTTGCTTGACGGTGCCTACGGGGTCCTGCGACGGGTGCGCACCCTGCGGATTCTCGCCGCGCTTCGGTCCGCCCAGCGCCGGGGCGAGATGCGATCCGCCGCCCGGACGGAGCTTGGTACTGAGCTGTGCCTGGTGCTGGCCCTCGGCCTCGGCCGCGAGGCGCTTGATGATGTCGAGGTTCGCCCCCATCAGCCAGCCGTGGCCCGGCGAGCCGATCGCGCCGACGATGTCTTCCTCCATCTGCTGGCCTGCCGCCGTATTGGACAGCTCGTTGAACGGACGGAGGGCGGCGACGACCGATTTTGCCTTGCTCAATCGCTGCTGAATCTCATTGGGCGTCAGGACCCGCGATCCGCTCGCTTCGATGTCCTTGATCAGAACGTCGAGACGTTCCTTTACCCGGTGGTAGGACTCGATCTGCTTAGCCCCGATCTTCGCCGCCTGTGAATCCTTCCAGGTTCCGATGACGTTGCCGCGGTCGTCCGTCGCCGTCAGAGCTTCGCGCCTTTGACCGGCCCGCTCGCCCGCGGCGGCATTGCGGACCACTTGCCCAGCCAGTGGAGCGTAAGCTTTCGTCGGGATATGAGCCTCCGCGGCGATGCGCGCCGTCTCCGACAGGGGGTCGCCTTCCTCGACGCTCTTCAGGACTTTCGGCAGGTCGGGGCTCGTCGTCGAGCCAGCGGCAGCGACGCGTGCGCGGTCGTGTCCGGCGGCGATTGCCTTCAAGTCTTCAACAGTCAGCTTGTACTTCTCAGCCATTTGGCGCAGGAATTCCTGCTGATCGTCCTGGCGGGTCGTGTGGCCTTCCAGGGCGTTCTGGGCCCGCGTGAGCCGCGCCGATTCGGCCTGGTCTTTCTCGTAGTCGATCAGCGCCTTGCCGAATGCATGCTCTGGAGAAGCGCCAGCGTGGAGCATCTGGGCGTAAATCGCGTCGTACTTCTCGCCGAGGCCCGTATCGCGCTTTCCACTGGTCGGCCCGAGTTTGCCGAGGTCGGCGTTTCCGTTTCCGCGCAAGGACAGGAATCCCGTCGGTGCCCCTGGAGTGGTCTTCGCCGGCTCCAACTCCATCGGCAGGAGATCTTCGACCGCATTCCCGGGTGCCTGTCCCGGTCCGACCGTCGGCGGCGCGACAGGAGGAGTTGCCGGCGGCTCTTCCGGTACCGTCACACCGGTGTGCGTCGGCTGGTACGCGCGGGCCATGATTGATGCTGGCGTGGGGAGCGTTAGGGGCGATGCCGGGGCGGGCGGCGCTTGCGGTCCCTCGAACGGCGATCCCGGCTCTCCCGGAGGCGGCTCCGTCCCCTGCGGCGCCTGGCGCAAAACGTCGAGCGGGGTCAGGACTTGGGCCGGCGTAGTCGTGGACGCGCCCATCTCGGGCGTGACGTCGATGCTATGGCGCTTGAGCAGGCCGAGGGCGCCGGCTTCGTCGCCCTGCTCCCTCATGAGCTGTGCCGACTTGATGACCTCGTCGGTTTCCTTGCGCTGGTCTGACTCGAACTTCTTGCGCTCGTAGTAGTCTCGGGTCTTCTCCCGCTCCATCTGGTTCTTTGCGAACTGCCGCTGCGTCTTGGCGTTCATCGCTCGCATGAGGATGTCGACGCCGTTGGCGAGCGGTGGCTGCCAGTCTATTTCGTACGGGTTGGCCATCAGAGAGCCAAGCCGAGGGCCCCCAGCCCAGTATTGATGAGCCCCTGGTTGGCCTTCGAATCAACGCCGGCCTTGGCGCCCATCATCTGAACGATCGCGTTCATCAGGGCGTTGTTGGAGTTGGCCGACGCGAGGTCGTATTGACCCATCGTCCCGGCCTGTCCGCCAGCGAGGCCGAGCATCTGAGAGAAGAGCGAGTTGATCCGCCCCTGGTGCTCGCCCGAAGCTCCGCCCGCGAGGGCGTCGAGCTGCGCCTCGCGCGCAGCGCCCATGTCGCTGGCGAAGTCGGAGAGCTGCTGTCCGCGAGCTCCAGAGTTGTAGGAGCCTCCAGCCGCCATGCGATTGTCGATGGCGTCCATTCCGCGCCCCATCGCGTACTCGTAGCCGGGGTCGGTGCCATTGGCCCGCTCGTTAAACCACTGCTCGAGGATTCCCGGTCCGCTTTGGGTTCCGTAGGCGCCCGGAGCCGACGCGGCGTTTCCGACTTGCGAAATGATGTCGCCGAAAGCCGGGTTCGTCATCCTCTTGAGCGACGGGTTCTTGGAGGCGTCACCCCAACCGTCCGTCGGGGCTGTATACGAGCCAGTTGTGGGCGTCGGAGCTACTCCGGCCTTTTGCCCCGTGTCGGTTGACGGCGTAACAGAACCAGCCCATCCGCTCTGTGGCACGGGAGCCGTTCCGCCGACTGCGCCCGTGCTCGTAGACGGAGTGACAGAGCCGGCCCACCCGGTTTGCTGTGGAACGGGCGCGGTGCCTCCAGCGGTGCCAGTGCTCGTAGAAGCAGTCTTCCTGCCGCCGGTCCAAGGGTTGCCGGCCATCAACGGGCTCCGAGGGTGCGACTGAACGGTTGCCCGGCGGCTTGCGGGACCTGGGGAGCCTGAATTCCGCCGGTCCCGTACATGCTGTTAAACATGCCTTGAACGGGCTGGTAGAACTTGAGGGCCTTCCCCTCCTGGCCCGACAAGAAGTTGCGCGTGTCGGCAGTCATCGACTGCGCCTTCGCCATCATGTCGTCGTAGGCTTGTTTGATCTGGCCGGGGTTGCCCTTCAGGACGTCGATCGAGCCGGTCCAGCCGCCTTTGTTGATCCCACTGACGTAGCCAAGCGGGTCCTCAAAGAAATCAAGTACGCCAGCCATCAGGTGTCTCCAGTTCGGAATTGCTCGCTCGCCCCGGCGAGGAGGAAATCAGACCCTCCGGTCCATTCAATCCGCCATTGCCTCTGCCGGTACTCTCCGAGGCAATCAGTCGGGACCGTCGGTTGGTAATTCGCGGCGCCCATGGAGATCGACTTGGCGACCTTCCACGCCCCGAGGTCGTCACGGTAGCGGAGAGTGACAGTCGGAGCTGTAGCGGGGGGAGCCGTACCACCCCGACGGAACTGGAGGTAGACCCGCTCGTTGATCTTTCGCAGGAATGTGCCGTGGTCCTGGAACCCAGTCTCCGAGACGGCTTTGATGGGCAGGCCATTGTCCGTTGCTGCATCGAATGTTAGCTCACCAATGGTTCCGTCGGATAGGCCAACGAGATGGAGATTGCGCTCTGCCCAATAGAAGTAGCTTTGTGCAATCCAGGATTGGTTGTCACCATTGGCATCCAGGGATGAACGCTCGCCCCACTTCTTTGTGATCTTGTCGTACCAGAAGCAGCGTTTCTCGGTTGGGAAGCACCAGACGAGCAGGTCGTGGGAGCCGAGCATTATGTTGCAGCCCCACCCGTCGGAGATGGTCGTGAGCGACTTGGCCGTGGCCGCCATGCCGGGGCTCGAGATGACGTCAGCGCTCCGACCGTTCGACTGCACGAAGCGGCGGTTGTTGTCGAGCCAGGAGAGATTGCCGTCCTCGGTTTCGATCACCGTGAAGGCGCCATAGCCGGTCGAATCAGTCGCGACGCCGACCGCAATCGACGAGGCTATCGAGAACCCGATGTCGGGGTCGGGCGAATACGTCTGGGTCGTCTCCGTCCCGATCGCGAATAGCTCGTTCGAGTTGGCGAGGGCGATGGCTATCGGGTCAGGAGCGCCCTCTGCCTCGGCGAAGTAAGGACCCACGATCGGCCAGCTCGTGTGATTCCCGGCCCCGGGAGGGGTCCACACCAGGAAGCCGCTGAGATCGTTCGACGCGCCGATGAAGCGCTGGGCGATGTAGGCGATCGAAGTCAGCGCAAGAGGGGAGCCGCTCGGGAGCGTAGCTCCAGGGGCGAGGTCGGTAGCTGGTCCGGCCCCCTGCCACTGTCCCGGGGCCCCGCCGCCAACGAATGCGACACGGGTCTGGTCGTAGGTGAAGACCGGCCTCCCCGATCCGCCGAGCGCGTAGGAGAGGTCCAGGACTGTGCCGTTGTCCTCCAGGGCGTAGACGGAGCGGTTCTGCAGGATGAAGATCAGCCAACTTCTCCAGTGGAACATCCCGATCACCGGGGAAGCTGCAGGGGCGCCGGGGAAATCGGACCACGTCCGAACGCCTGGCCACTGCCGCAAGGCTCCAGCGGCGTCCGGGAGAAAGTTCTCGAACGTCGGCTGCGCACCGGAGAGCTGGTCCAGGCCGGATGCCAGGCCTTGCTGGAACGGGATGGGCTGGGAGTCAGCCACTGAACACCCGCTCATCTTGCGGACAGCGGCCTACACATCGCACGCTTGGGGCATGGCGAGCAGCGAAGAAAACGCAGTCGCTTGGTTCATTGGCCTCGTAGGCCTCGCTGTTTTTTGCCTGGCAATTTACGGTGGTCGATGCCTTTGGCTTGGGTCTGCGCAGGCAAGCACGAACAAGGGCCGGGAAACAGAGCTTGAACGGAAGATTGCGGACCTTGAGAAGCAACTTGCGGCCGCGTCGACAAACGGCATAGACGCCAACCGCGCGGGTGAACTCCGCAGTTGCCTGCTGGACGCAGAACTCGCCTATCTCCGATATGCCAAGCTCAATGGACGGATGAAGCGAGACGGGACCATCTGGGCGCGCGATGGAGTCTGGCAACAGGCGGCGCGTGACAAGGCGAATGCGATCGAGGAATGCAAAACGACTTGGGGGAGGTGACACATGAAGAGGTTCGCGCTGGCCATGTTCGTGATCGGATGCGGCACTTCCACCCAAACAGAAACGCCCCACGACGCCCTGTCTGCGTCCTCGTTCGCCGCCGCAGTCGATGGTGTCGATTGCACGCGCGGCTTCACATTCGGCGACTACGCCGATTACAAATTCAGCTATGCGTGCTCGATCCCTGGCGACACCGGGATGTACACGGAGACCGGCTTCTACTACATCGAGGGCAACACGCTCACGTTTCTCACGAGGGAGAGCACCTGCCCATCTGGGACCGTGCAGCCGTCGTACATGTTCGTGTTCTCTCAGACGAAGGAGGCGCTCACGCTTGGAGTCACCGTCCCCGATGTCCCGTTTGCCCGTGACTTTCCCCTGACCAACGGCACGGCTACCACCGGTGGCTGCTTCGACGCAGACTTCAACTTCACGCCGGGCCAGCTCTCCCCGATCTGATGTCACGTCGTCACCTGCCGTGAGACCTGTCTCCAGACCGACAGGGAGCCGTCCCAGCGGAAAAGATAGACGGTTCGCTCTCCGTCAACGGTAGACGGAGCCGCGCTCACGTGATAGGCGCCGTTCAAAGTCCAGCCCGTGATTGGGGCAGCGGCCGAATTGACGAACTGGATCATCAGCGTCGTGTTGAAGGCGCTAGCGAGCGGCGTCGGCGTCGGGGCATTGATCGTATAGGCAGAACCCGTCGTCGTTCCGATGATCCGAATGTCGTTACCCTGTTGCCGGTCGGGCGTGACCGTTCCACCGGTGGTGACGTTGGTTGAATATCCATCCAGGCCGCAGTTGAACGTGCGATAGCCGACGTCAGTCGCAGACGCGATCGAGGGCGGCGCTCCCGTCATCGGGCAGCCGACGAATGAGAAACTCCCGAGAGTCAGCGCGGCGTCGAATCTGACGACGCCCTGTAGCGAGACACCGGTTGCGGCGAAGTCATGGGTCCCGTTGAGGAACTCAATTATGTAGGTACCTCCGCCAGGCGTAATTGTCCCCCCGACGACGACAATCTCCGTGGTCGCGTTGAACAGCAGGGCCCGAGCAGACGCATCGGCCGTTGCCCCAGCGATCAGGCAGTCGTAAATCGACACGAAACTCGTGCTGGACGTCGCAGACAGACCGTTGCGGAATTTGTCTATGTTCAGGCGTGAAAGTGTCAGGCGAACTGCCCCCGACACAGAAATGGCCGCGCCGGTGCTGACGCTGGAATTTGTCAGCCTGAGACCTTCGAACGTCACGTCATTCGATGACGTCACAGTGAAGATGTTGGCCGTTCCGTGCGTGCTCGTGATCGTGGTCGACCCCATGCCAGCGCCGACGAACCTGGCCCCATTCCCACTCGTGAGCGTGAGCGCCTGATCGATGAGGTATGTCCCCGGCGGGAAGTAGACGACGCCACCACCGGCCGCCTTGACGAAGTTGATGGCCGCTTGGCAGGGGATGGTATCGGTGGCGATTCCATCGCCCTTCGCGCCGAACGCCTTCACGTTGACGGAAATGGCCGTGATGGCGTCCTTGACCTTGATCTCGGTCTGGCCCGTCGAGATCAGGTAGTTCCAGTCGTGGCCCCCGAAGCTGAGCCCGGCATCCTGCAAGATGTCGTTGACGTTCGTCCTGGTGAACGCCGCGTTCGTCTGATTCGGGTTGTAGCCCGTGGCCCCGGCCGTACTGGGGACGAAGACCGAATCGCTCACCGTCGTCCCCCCCGTCGAATCCTGGACGAGCAACCTGACCGGCTGCTTCGTGAACACCCCGTCGGGATAGTCCGCCTGGGGGATTCGACCGCCGGTGTCGAGGATGATCGGCTGGGTGACGATGACGGTAGCCGCCGCATCGGCGTAGAGGCTGACCGTCGTCGAGGTGTCCGGGAGATAGGCGTAGACCTTCCCGGACGCGTTGGCGGTCCCGTCGCTCTTGCGAGAGCCGGAGATGGCGAGCGACTGAATCAGTGCGGCATAGTTCGCCATCAGTAGTCCTTGCTGCCTCCGATCGCCGCTCGGATTGCGTCGGGGTCCTGCGGCATCTGGCTGAACATGTCAGCGATGCGCGCGCTCGCGGCATCCACGGGAGACTGAGAGCGCATCCCGCCGAACATGCGGTCGATGAGCTGCTGGGCCTGCATGCGAGACCGCTTTTGACGGATGGCGCTGAGCCCCGTCGCGATGTCCGGCGGCTGCTGGTCGATCTGGTACGGGTTGAGCGTCTGTTCGAACATTCCCATTAGCGCTTCCCTCCGAGGACTGCGGAAAACGGGCCAGGGGGAGACGGCCCCATCTGACCGGGGTCGCGGTACGGGCGAGACCCCTTGATCCCCTCCGGCCGATCGAACTGGCGCAGCAGGAACGGAAGAGCGTCCGCCATCTTCGATGGGTGCTCGTCATCCAGCATGATTGGACCCATGTCGTCACCGGCTGAGAGCTTGGCGCGGAGAGCGTCTACCCGGCGTGGTCTCTCCTTGTCGTAGAGCTGAGCGAACAGGCTTGCCAGCGGTCCCATGTCACCACCTGATTCCGTAGTCCACGACGAACTTGACGTTGCCGTGTTCGTTGTCGTCACCGACCACGCGGTTTTTTGCGATCTCCGCCTCCTGGCGAAGCACCGCCTGTTTGTCCATGAGGCCGTGACGCAGGGCCAGGTCGGCCGCGGTCAGCTTCACGATCGTCTGGAGGTACCTGCTCGGCAGCGCGGTCGAATCCGCCGAGCTGTTCATGTCGGAGAGCAGCGCGATACGCGGGTAGGTGATCGTCGACCAGCCCGAGTCGGGCGCCGGGTAGAGGAAGAACGAGAGCGTCTGCCCCCGCTCGATGTACATCTGGGTCGGCTGGCCCTGGACGGTCTTGTTCGGGAGCTCCATGTACATCGCCCGGGAGATGATCCGCACCGGGAGGTCCGTCCCCGAGGTGTTCGTGCAGTACGGAGTACCGCCGTCGATGTCGAGCGTGTCTGACGCCGTGGTGTATTGCGCTTGCCCAGCTACCAGAGTCGTTGTCGTACGACTCAACGTCGAGAGGATGATCCCCTCGTCCTGGAGAGACTTCAAAACCAAATTGAGGATGTCGGACCCGACCGCCAATTGGTTGGTGTCCGGGTCCTCTCCCGCCGGAATTAGCCCGCAGAGCTGGTAAGCAACCCTCAGGATGCCTGTCCGATTCAAGTCGAAGGAGGTGCTCATCAGTGCGCCGGGGCCGTGGTTGATCTGGGTGACTGCCGAAACGAAAAGCCGAACTGCGCAGATCGAAGGACGTCGTTCACGACGCCGTTCCCGTTGTCGAAAGCCGTCTGGTACGAAAGGCCGGACAGGCCGCGGAGGCTGATGCGATCGATGTAGTCCCCGTCGCTGCGGTTGCCGTCCGCGTAGCGGTAGTTGCGCCCACAAGCCGAGCGGCGAGCTTCGGCGAACGTGCTGGTATGCCGAGCCGACCAGAGCGGAGACAGCAGGCCGAACACGCCCCAGTCGTAGACGCTGGAGCCGTTCAGGGCGATCGAGGCGTAGCTATTCGCCGAGTCGCGGACCGTCAGAATCGTCGCGAGCGTCAGCGTCGGGTCGTATGTTCCCGTCGTCGCGCGGGCCGTGACCGCTGCGGACTGACTCGCCGGCGTCTCGAAAGTCGGGTTGCTGGCGAAGCTGCGGAGCCAGTCATCGACCTCGGTTACCTTGCTCGAGGCGCCTTCGTAGTTGTAGAGGGCCCACATGGCGAAGGCGATCTGCTGAGACGTCAGCGTGGTCCCGGTGGACGCGTCGCCGTCGCTGAACTCCCACCTTCCCGTCCCGGTCAGGCCGAACAGAGGCTTCGAGGCCGGGTAGGCGTTGAAGAACTCGCGCGGCGTCGTCGCTGACAGGCCGTTCGTGAGCGTGCCGGTTGATTCAGTGATGCCGTTCGCCCAGCACGCGCGAAGGTCGGAGATCGACTGAGACAGGAGCTGCGAGCAGGCGGACGTGAACCCGGTGGGCGTTCCGGTCGTGCCGATGTTCTGATCTCCGTCCGTCGTCAGAAGCTCTTTCCAGAACCACAGAGCCACGAGAGCAGAGGGGCGGTAGATGTGGTTGCAGGTGAAGCTCGCCGCGTTGTTCACCTGACTGGCCAATGATCCGGTGTAGAGCCGGGCCGTCCCGCCAGCATCACTCGAGGTGAAGTTCGTCCCGTTCGATCCGATGGCCTGTACGTTGCGCAGGTAGTTCGCAGCAGCGCGGGCGCTGGTGAGATACGAAGTCGTCCCGAGGACCCGGTAGGCGTACAGAAGCGCCAGACCGCAAGTCGCGGTGTCCACGGTCTGCCAGTTCCCGCTGACTCGAAAGCCGCCGTAGAACGAGTCGGTGGCGGCCGTTGACGTCGGCACCAGCCCGAAGCCGCGCTGTAGCGCGATGAGCTGGGGGGCAATCGAATTGAGCAGCGCCTTGGCCCTGGCGATCGTCGAAGCGCCCAGCTTGTTGTCGACGATCAGGCCGTAGAGATAGATGGCAGCCCACGACAGGCCGTCCAGCAGGTTTCCCGACAGCGGGGCGTGGGTTCCCGACGCGACGGATTCAAACCGCGTCCCGGCCGCCACCATCCGACCGACGAAGTTGAGAATCTCCCCGTCGTCGGCTTCAAACGTGTCCGGATTGAACGGGTCTTCCGGCTTGGCGTTACGCACCGGGCGATAGCGAAACTGCTTCTGACGAGCGTTGGCCCGGGACAGCTCGGTAGCTGTCCGCTCGCTTCTGCAGTTCACGTTGCAGGACCAAACGCCCCCCGGAAGCTTGGTCATCTGGGAGAGGCGGTAGAGATCTCCGCAGGTATCGCAAAGGCGCCGCGGGTTCCATGCTTCGTAGCCGTCGGCGTCGCTCATGCGGTGATCACCACGTTCGACGTCCCGGCAAATGTGTTGCCGTACATCTGGTAGGTCGTCCCGGTGACGGTGACACCGAGGTCAGAGCGGTTCGTAAACGTGTTGCCGATCAGCCTGATCCGAGTGGGGGCGGTCGTGTCGCCCTTCAGGGCGTAGTCGCTCCAACCGTATGCGCCGCCGTCAAACGTGCAGTTGGTGACGACCGGATCAACCACGCCAGAGGTGATGCGAAGCCCCGTCCCGGGGCGGCTGGCGGTGGTCACGAAAGAGCAGCCGTCGACCTTCGAGCTGTTCCCGCCGGCGCCGAGCTTGACCGCGGCGTTGGTGTCGTTGGCTCCGCACTCGAAATAGCAGTCCTTGACCGTACCGTTCGCCGCCACGAGGCTGATGCGGTTGACCGCCACGGCGGTTGACGCCGGAAAGTAGACGCCCTCTATCCACAGCCCCGCGCCGGTGACGTTGAACATGGCGATCGTAGCGGTACACGTGAAGCGCGGGCGGTTGGAGCCAGCGCCACACCCGAAGATCGAAAGGTTCGCGAGGCTGATGGTCTGCGACACACCCAGCGACTCCGAGTGCCCCTCCCCGATGACGATCAGGCCGTCTGTCGTGCTGTTCGTGATGGCCTGAGCCAGCGTCGCGACCGGCAACTCCGGGAGCGTTCCAGCGTTGGCGTCACTGCCAGAACTATGCAGCCATTGGACCGCGCCAGATACGAAGGTCGGCCCGGAGAGTTGGAGCGTCGCCGGGCCGTTCTCAAAGACCGTCCCCGCGAGGTTGAGCCCATTTGGATAGGTGTTTGGGCTCGCCATGTGCCCTCCGGATGATGCTTAGGACGATGCGGACCCGACCGCGATGGAAGTGACCGCGCCACCGGCGCAGCCAACGTTTGCGCTGAGCTGAAGAGAACCAAGAGTTCCAGCCGCAGCAGCGGCGCCGGTCGCCGCCGTGATGTAGAGGCGGTTGTTCTCGACGTAGCCCGTCGCGGACGCCACGCCGACGAGCGCCTTCGTCGAGCTGGCGATGCCGTTGCGCATGACGTTGTTGCTGATCCAGACGTTCGTCGGAGCGACCGTCATCGTCACGAGGCCGTTCGTCGTGGCCGACATGCCGACGTCCATGATGTTGTTGAACATCCGGAAGCGGTCGATCGCGGCGACGATCTTGAGGCACGACACGTTCGCCGAGTCCGTCGGGGAGTTCATCTCGTTGTTCGAGAACGTGGCCTTGTCCGCCCCGGTCCCGTACTCGATGGCGATCGTGGCGGTCTGCGAACCACCAGCGGCACCGGCGACGATGTAGCAGTTGTCGATGATGCTTCCGGCGCCGGTGATAACGATCGCCTTCACCGTCGAGGTGGACGCGGTGCCGGCGAGGTTCAGCACGCAGTTCTGAAGGCTGAAGTTAGCCGAGCTGATTGCGATCTGGGAACCGGTCGCCGTCCAGGTGAACGTCGGCCGGTTCGTGCCGTGACCGAGGCCGATGATCCTGACGTCGTTGATGGTCGCCGCGTTCGCCCAAGCAGCTCCGGTGATGTTCTCCGTGTACCCCGGGAGTACGTAGATGACGTCTCCGCGTCCCGTGACGCACTGGCCGAGCGCGGTGTTGACGTCCGCGAACGTCCGACCAGCAACGCCGCCAGCCGTCTGCGAGTTCATCGCGGACAGCTGGGCAGCGGTGCCGACATAGAGGACAGCGCCCCCCGTCACCGACAGGCAGAGGTTCCCGAGCTCCTGAACCCCTGGCTGCGTGACTGAGTTGTTGAGCTGGCCCATGGCTTAGGTCGAGGCGCCCGGGGCGATGGCCGAGTTCTTGCCCGGTTCGTCCGTGGCGTAGGTGCGAGAGGTGCTGATCGTGGTGCTCCCCACCCCGGCGAACACAACTCCCTGGTTTGCCACGGTGCCGTTGTTCAGGACCATGGTGTCGCAATTGACGATGAAGCCCGTCGAGGCGACGTCGTCGATCTTGATTGCCGCCGTACCGCTGGCGACCGTCTGGTTGCAGATACAGTCAGCAATCAGGAGGTTCGTCGCCGCGGCGGTGACGTGAATGACGCCGTTCGCAGCCGTTGCCGCACAGGCGAACCGGCAGCCGATGATCTCGACCTGGTCGGCCACGCCGGCCACCTTGAGGACGTCCGTCGAGGACGTCCCGGCAACACCGCGGAACCGCGTGTTCAGGATGCGGGTCCGGTGAGCCGACGTCCCAACCTCGACTGCAATCGTCGCCTTATGCGTGGCGTCGGTCGTGGTGATGACCTCACAGCCGACCATGCTGCAGTCGGTTCCCGTGAAGGCAACCGCCTTCGTGACGCCGTTCGCCTCACCCGTGTCGAGTACGAGGTTCTCGAGGACGACATTGTTGACGGCGACCGTCCAGACGGAGCCGGTGGCGTTCCACGTGAACGTCGGTCGCTCGGCCCCGTTCCCGACGCCGACGATCCGGACACCGGCAACGAAAGTCGGGCTGGTCGTCGGAACGTTCTCCGTGTGCTGGGGCATCACGATGATCGTGTCGCCACGGTTGGCCCGGCAGGCGTTGAGGGCCGCCGCCAGCGTCGTGAACAGCATGTTCGCGATGTCGGCCGTGGTCTCGTCCCGCACGCCGCCAGAGTCGACGTAAAAGATTTGCCCTCCGGCCGGGGCCAGGATGTAGCCCGGGAACCCAAGTGCGGTGGGGAACCGGGCCGTGCGGGTAATCGCCTGAACGCTCATGTTGGCTCCTTAGATGTTCGAGCCGAAGACGGCGCGGGGGTCGCTCCAGCCTGAATCGAAGCGCATCAAGCCGTTGCACCGCACCGCATAGTTGTCGTCGATGTTATGCGTGCGGAACATCGGCTTGAGCCGCCAAATCCAGCGGAGACCCCCCGCCGCGTCCGTCACGCCCCACCAGTTCGTGGCGCTGGTTAGGTACGGGTTGGCGACGATTTCGATCCCCTTCCCCTTGAGGAAGTTGATCGCGTTGTTGTTCGTGTCGTTCTGCTTCTCGCTCTTGAGAATGCGCTCGGCGCGCGGCTCGAGCTCCACCGGCACCACGACCTTCTTCATCATGTAGCCGCGGATCAGGCCGTTCTGGCTCGGCAGCTTCCGCATGGCCTGGCGCATGGTCTCCATCGCCGTCTCGCTGAGCGACATCGCCACGGCGAGCTGGTTGGAGAACGTCGGCCCCTTCGGCGTCGTGTGGGCCGTGTTGCAGAGAGACAGGTTGTCGAAGCCGCCCGGGAACGACGTGGAGAACGAGTTGATGAAGTGCGAGACCGCGACGTACTCCTGGGTCCAGTTCATCGACCGACCGAGGTTCTCGGCGTCGTTGATGGCCTTGTCGTACTTGCAGTCCGCCTTCGCCTCTTCGCTGACCACGAAGCCGAGCGCGTACTTGACCATCTTGTAGCGCTTCGACCCGCCCTGAACGACCGTGTCTAGCGGGATGTTCCCGCCGTCCGGCGTGGACTGCGCCAGGCCCGTGCCGGCGTACTCCTGGTCATCCACCCAGTTGTCGGTCGTCGAAGTGACCTTGAACCCCATGCCCTCGTAGATTCGGGGGCCCTTCAACTCGTCGGTTACGACGAGATCGAGGGTCTCCTTCAGGGAGGCGTCAATGTTTGATGTCTTGAGAATCTGAGCCATGACGTCTCCTTACGCTCCCGACGTGGTGTAGGGGGGCCAGAAGCCCTCATTGCAGGTGACCAGGAATTTGAACCGCGACGCGGTCGGGTCCATGTTCAGGAAGTTGCCTTCCGGGTACTCGGGAATCCCGAAGATGCGGAAGTTCGCCGTCGTCGTGTTGTGCGTCGACAGGTCCAGCGTCATCGTCGACTGTCCGTAGACCGTGTCTCCGGTCGTCGTCGCGAGGTCGCAGTTCTCGCCGATGAGGCCGATGACACCAGCCACCGTCGGCGTCGGGGCCGCGGCGTTGCCGTCGACCTCCATGATCAAGTTCGGGGTGAGCGGCATGCACTCGACCCACGAGGCGGTCCGGCTGCCGACCGTGGTCGGGCTGAACGTCGTGTTCGCCGGCAGGTATTTCTTCGCCTGCCGCTTGTTGTCGATGACGTAGCTGAAACCCATCGCGACGTAGGCCAGCAGGCCGTTGTTAGAAGCGGCAGCCTGCGCCACCGTGCCGTCGGACACCGGGATCAGGATGTCGCCCTGAAACAGGGCCGTGCCGTAGTTGTTCGCGACTTCCTTGATGACCGTCGTCGGCATCGGCGTTCCGTCGACAGTTCCGACGGGCCGAAAACCACCATTGAATGTCAGGTTTGCCATCGCTCAATCTCCTCAGGCTGAAACGGTTTCCTCGACGTACTCACCGCCGGGAGACCGGCGCGCTTCGTTGCGAATGATCGACATGCGGTCCGCGCCGGCAGCGACGGCCATGGCGTCGTGCCGCTTGGCCAGCGACTCCGGCATTTCGTAGAGCGTCAGCCCACGAATGCGGTAGCCGGAATCAGCATCAGAGCCACGGTCGTAGAGCGGCTTCGCCCCACCGGGGCGGCGCTCGACCATCCTGGCGCCCATCGCCACCTTGACGATCGCGTCGTCGTCGTCGAGCAGGTAATAGCGCTTTCCCGGCTCCTTGTTGACGACGCTGTCGTAGCGGTAGAAGCCGTCAACCGGCGCCTCGTCGGGGTCATGCCGCTTGCGCGGCGCCGTCTCAACGAGCCCCTCGGGAGCTTCGTACTTTCCAGTCTCGGGGTTTTTCTTCCAGCCCTTACGCGGCATGAGGTCTCCGGTGGCTGCGTCGGTTCACCGTTCCGCGCTTTGCAGCTAACGCGCGAGGCGACTTCGACTCGAACCACCGGACCCCGTTGCCGGGCGGCGACCCCTCTACTTCAACCGGACCACCCTAGAGGGAATCGGGTGCGGCTATATTCGTAGCGTTCTCTATCTCGGTTCGATTGTCAATGGCCCATTTACAATTATTCTTCGCGCTGGAGCCGGACGCCGACGCGCTGAGCCCAATTGCGCTGAGCCTCTTCGTCGCTGGCTCCCTTGCCGTCGCGGTTTGCGAGGGCTCGAGCCAGAGCGATTTCGGTGCGTCCCATGGGGACCGTCTTCTTGCCCTCTCCGCCACCGCCGGAGGCAGCGGCGCCGGCGCCGACACCGCGATAGCGCTGACGCTGGGTGTCTGACGGAGGAGCGTCTCCGCCGAGGCCGAATGCCACGGCGACCTGCGCGGCGGCGGCTCTGAGCGTCTGGTAGTTCGGCGGCGAGCCCTGCGACATCATGCGGTCCACGAGGTTGTCCGTCGCCTTGCGGGCGTGCTCGTCGGTCTGGAGCCACGGGAACTCCTGCGCGACGCGCACGACGTCGTGCTGGACGGCCGGCGGGAGAGGCGTGGGAGCGTTCGCTCTCATCTGCTGTTCGCGGGCGTCTTGGTCGCGCTGCCATTCGAGGCGGGCGATCTGACGCTCCACCTTCCGGTGCTCGTCAACGAGCCGCTCCGCTTCCTGTGGATTCTTTTCCATCATCGCGGCGGCGGCGCGGAGGTGAGCTTTCGACTGTGCCTCCAGTGTCGAGAGGTGCTCCGCGTACGGGTCCTTGGCCGACGCGCGGGCTTGCTCGGAGACCCGGCCGCGCAGCTCGGCGAGGTCGCGGGCCATCGCCTCTCGCTCCGACCGCTCGCGCTGAATCTGCTCATCGCGTGCGCGCAGCTCGGCGTTGAAGTCGATCTTGCGAGCCTCGCGCCGCTCTTTTCGGGACGGGCGATCGGATGGCGTCTTGTCTTCGGAGCGATCTTGGGCGCCCTCTTCGGGCTCCTCGACCTCGACGGAGGTTGTCGGCTCTTCGGTCTGTACGCTTTCCTCGTTGGTTTCCATCAGGCTGCCTTTCGCTTCTTACGGAGTTGGTACATGTGTTTCCCGTCGTCACCCATGACGATGTCGAAATCCTTGCGGCGCTCGACGGCATCGACGCTGCCGCGGATGCCTTCGATCTTCATCTGGAGCAGCTTCTTTCCAGGCGCTCCCACCTCGCTTGCGACGGTCTTTTCCTCTCCCTCGTACGTGCCGAACCAGACGACGTCACCCAGCTCGACGAGGTGCGAGTACATCGTGTCCATCGCGCCCAGTCCCGCGGCGACGATCACGCCGTAGGACTTCGGCTCGGCGTTCTCCTGGGGGATGAAGAGTCCGCCGGCCGTCTTCTCTTCGTCCGGCATGCGGAAGACCAGCACGTCTTTGTGCATTGGGAGGTAGGGAATCTCGGGGATGTCGTATTGCTTGATTCGCTGTTCGAGCTTGGTCATCGGTCGTGCTCCAGCAGTGAAAGGGCCTCACGAAACCCGTCAGCCTGACCGGCTTTGTGGTTCGCCTTGGTGAATTCAGCCGCTCTCATGAGAGAGAGGGCCTCTTGTTCGAGCTCGACGGCGCGTTCGACCAACATCTCCATGGCCAGCTCGGTAGCCTGCATTTTTCGCCAGTCTGCGCGCTCGTCCTCGCCGATCTCCGTATAGAACTTCATTGGGTCACTCCGCTGTTAGCCGGCTGAGCCGGCGTGTTGGGAACCCGTGGCCCGACGGGGGCGGGGCGCGGCGGCCCCTTGCTCGGCGGAGGCCCGTTTGTATTCGGCCCGGGCCCTTGCGGCGGCGGTGCACCCGGAGGGCCAGGCGGCGGCGCTCCCATTTGCGCTGCCTGCTGCTGCGCCGCCATTCCGGCCTCGAATCCCTTGAGTAAGTCGGGGCGATCCATCGCGATGAACAGGTTTTTCGCCACCGCCATGACGAGCTGAGGCATTTGCGCCAGCATTGGGCTGGAATTGACGAGATTCCACGCTTGGAGTGCCTCTTGGAAGCGCTGAGGCTGGGAAGCCATGCGCGGATCGGCCGTGATCGTGATGTCGGTGTCTTCGAGGTAGTCCATCCGCGAGATTTGCTCTGGTTCCTGCGGAATCTGCTTGAAGGGGTCGACCACCGAGAAATATTCGACGTCGTCGAGGTACACGGAGTTGAGACGGGCGAATTTCTTGGCTTCCGCCGTCCTGGACAGGCTGTAGTCCTTCGCGATGATCGTGATCGACTGCATCGCTTCGGAAATTCGAATCTGTGTGGTCGTCGCGGTCTCGTTCGACCCTCCCACCTCGCCGGAGAGGATGTCTCCAGCCCCCGACAGGGCGTCGGCCTCTTCCTTGAGGTCCTTGATCAATTGACCCAGGGCCGGCTCTGGTCCGGGGAACTTCAGTTGGAAGAATCCGTGGGCCAAGTCCTGCGGCGAGAGGTCGGTTTCGACGAATTCACCGGGCGTGAGGCGAATTTCACCGCCTCGTACCTTCGCCTGGCGGCTCCTGAGCCCAACTGGCGTGTTGGAGAGCGACGCGGTGTCGATGATCTGCGAGCCCATCGTATCGGCAGCGACGTTTGCGCCCTCCAGCAGCATCCCAACGCCCAGGCCGTAGAGCCCTTCTGGATTGGGGAAGCAGGTGTAGTGCGTGAAGAAATTGATTGGCACCATCCGGGGCGACTTCGGCTCCGCTGGCGGCTGCGGAGGCGTCGGGGGCGGCACGAGCGGTCCCGTCGAGCTCGTCATGCCGGGCATTGGCGGCGCGGTCATCGTCTGCTCGCCCGGCATCGGGGGGACGGTCATGTCCTGCGGCGGCGGCTGCATCATGCCCGCGTTGTACTGGGCCATATCCATCGCGAATTTCTGCATCGCCATCTCGTACATGGCTTCATTGGCCTGTTTCTCGCGGTTGAAGCGCGCCCGGTCCTCCGGGTCTTCGTCTTCGCGGATGATCAGCGAGAGAAGCGTCTTGGTTCCGTAGTCGACGGTGACGATCACCGGGCGATCTCGCTCCTCGCCCTTCAGTTTCAGCCATCGATGTTGCTCCAGGAGCAGCCGGGGCTGGCTAGGATCGGTCGCGGGCTTCTCTTTGCCCTCGAATCGGTCCATCACGTCGTTGATGTCACCTGTCGTCTTCGATGTTTCGCCGGTCGTTGCGCTTCCCTGCGTCTGTTCGAGCTTTTTGTATAGCTTGTCGACGTTGATGTAGTAGCCGGAGTCCTGCTTCGACTCCAACTCATGGCGGACGAAGCGAAGCTTCCGAGTGATCTGAGGGACATCGGACAGCGATGGGTCTTTAGAGTGCCGCCAGTACGGCAACACGATGTCCTCGGTGCGGCAGGCCTCATGGCACGGGCCACGTTTCTGATCGTCCCAATAGACGTAAGAGAACGCCGACCCATAGAGAAGCATCTGATTGATGAGAACGCGGTGATTCGGCGCGTACTCGGGCACCTTGTGGGCGATCTGCCAGTTCATGTGCTTCGGAACGCGCACCGATCGGGCCAGATCGGTCGCGTCCGTTGGCTTTGCACCGAAATATTCGCCATTCGACGGAATCTGCTGGTCGTAGATGCGCGCCCCCATGCGCAGTACCGGCTTCATGACGATCGGGTAGTGGATTCGAGCGAGGCGGAACTTTTCACCGTCGCTTGGAGGCGGGATGTCGCCAAGGGCGAGCCTCAGAATCTTCGCGATCCTCTTGCGGTGCTTGGCCCCTGAATCCCAGTCACGCTCGTACGTTTCGCAGACGTCATCGACGTACTTCTGCGCGTCCTCTTCGCTGATCGACTTGGCGAGGTTGACGGTCTCGGGCTGAAGGCCTGCGGTCGCCGCGTCTGCCGGGAGGGCTTGCCCCTCGGCGGCTAGCGTGTCTTCGGGGCCCTGCTCGGTCTGTTGATCTTCGTATTCCATCTAGCTCCTCACTGCCAGTAACCGGACGAGCCCCAAGCGCTCGATCCACCTGCCACGCGGCGCTTCCGCTCGCCGTAATCATCGTCGTCGAACTGCTCCGGCTTCTCGTCGAGAGCGGGGATGGCCGGCAAATAGAGACAGGCGTACCCAACGGCGTCCATGTCGTGATCGCTGGTCCCCTTGCTCTTCCAGACGTCTGGGTTGTTCTCGTCGGCTGGGAGAACGGGAATCGTCACGATGGGGCCCACCCTGATCTTCTTTCCCTTCGGCCCCTTCACGTGGTTCCAGCAGGTCTCAAAGAAGCGGATGCCTGGGACGAGAACACCCTTCGTCGTCGGGTGCTTGGTTCGGCGAGCGAGCCTCGTTCGGAACTGCGAGGCTTCGTGCTCCGGGGCCTTCGTGCACTTCTCCCAGAAGACGCCCATGTCGAGCATGTCGGTGACGATCGCCGGCCGACCGTCGCTCGACCAACAGGAGCTATCGAGCGGGCCCGCGAGCTTGGAGCAGTCGCGGTGCATGTCCCACTCGCCGGCCTCCATCTCCCGCTGCCTGATCGCCTGGCCAAGCTCGTACGGGTTGAGGCCGTGAACGGTCATCGACCGGTAGCAGATGAGATTCCCGTCCGTGTCGACCGCCCACCAGAGGATCGACGACATGCCGGGGTAGGAGTAGCCGTAGTCGCCCGAACGGAACTTGGTCCAGCCCGAAGGAATCTTGAACGGCTTGCAGACGTGAATCTGCTGGTCCCAGAGCTCTCCGAAGCAGGACCCGGCCGCCGCGTACCAATCACCGTCGAGCAATTGCCGCTTCGTCGTGCTGGATTTGTTCGTCAGCGTGGCGGCATAGGAGGCGTAGTCGATCGTCGGGTTGTCCTCGAGCTTCGCCGGTATGTAGAGCTGCGACCGTTTCTCGACAACCCGCCGCTGGGTCCCGTCCTGGTTCTTGATGGTGACGGGGATTTCAACGACGATCGGAGTGCCCGGAGGCCCGGCCTCGACGAACCTACGGCGTACCCATTCGAGCCCGACGCCGACGGGGTTCGTTCCCGCTCGGATGCAGCGCTGAGCGTGGAGAACCGGGTCTCTTGAGCGGAGGCGCGTATCGAGCTGGTCGAATTGCTCCTCCGTGAACATCGTCAGCTCGTCGAAGCCAACGAACGTGAACTCGAAGCCGTAATACTTGCTCCAGTCGTCCTCGTGCTCCATCGCTCCGAACATGTAGCGATAGCCGCAGGACATGACCCAGGTCTTAGTCTCGTGGTTCCACTTCGCCCCGGGGTCGATTTGCTCGAAATCCCGGGTGCAACGGTCCATCAGCTCGCGAAGCTCGGGGAACGTGCGGCGGAATATGATGGAGCGGCCGACCGAGAACTTGATCTCCCCCCGTTGGATTCGCTCCGTCTCCGAGGCGATCTGCTGCCACGGCATCCAGCGGAGTAGCTCGGTCTTTCCCGGCCCAGCGGCCCCGGCGTAGAGGCCGTAGTATCCATCCCACTGCATGAACGTGGTTTGCGGGCCTGGGTGGGGCTGGAAGTGGATCAAGCGAAATACCCCAGAATGAACACGTCGGCCGTGAGGACCGTCGGGCCAGTTCCCGCCGTCTGCACCTCGAACGAGACCGGGTTGCTTTGTAGCGTCGTGGTCGCGAGCGTGAGCACAACCTGCGTGTCAACGACCAGCGCGGTCCCGAGGTTGAACAGGGGCGCGACGTTGTCGTGGGTGGCGTTCGAGCCGAGGCGAACAATGGGGGCTGTCGACTGAACGCCCGTGATCGTCACCGGGAACAGGTGGACGGCCGTCGTTACCCAACCTGAGGAGTTGGCGGGAACAATCTCGGTCACGGACGTTGAGAGCAGGGAGACAACGCCGGTGTCGATGACCGACGTCGTTCGGGCCGGGACGTTGCCGCGAATCTGGTTGATGAGCTTGATCAGCTCCCGGAGTCCATCGCGGCTCGGGTGAAGTGCCGGGAGTTGGCCGTTCACTTCGAGGTGACCTCGGCTTCAACCGTGATTGGCTCTGGAAGATCAGCCCCACCCTTGGAGGGCAGCTTGACGATCAGACGCTCCACGTTGACCATGGCGCCCTTCGTCGCTTCTCTTTCCCCGCGGATCATCGACGTGGCGATGGTGGAGGAGCTTTCAAGGGCGAAGGGTGCGTGTCGTTTCGGCCGCTCCCAGCCGCGCACCTTGGAAATCTGAGCGACGGTCAGGCCCCGCCGGATCAACTCCTCTTCAGGCAGGAAGGCCAACTCCTTGAGGCGCATGTCCTCCAGGGCGCCAAGCTGGATTTCCGTGACGGCGCCCTTGAGGCGTAGCTCGCGCTTTTGCTGTCGGAGCTTCTTGCGTTCGAGCAGCTCCGTGGATTCGGCGATGGTGAGCGACTTCGTCTCGCTCACGCAGCGGGCTCCGTCTTCGGCTCGGAGTCGGGCGGGTTGATCTTCGCCAGCAGGTCAGCCCGGGTGATGTCTCCCAGCTTCCCGAGGACGATCGGGCGGGGACGGAAGCCGGCGATGTCCGAGTTGGGGCCCCCGAGACAGGTCAGGTAGAAACCGACCGACCCGTCCGCTTCGGGCTGGGGAACGATCTGAATCTGGGCGGAGATGGCGTTGCCGTCCCCGAGCTCCAGCACCGGCATCTGCCGAGGCGGCCCACTGTGCCCGTTGGCGCGAGAGAAGGGATTGAGACGCTCGTCCTTGCCCATTATTCCAGCCTCATCGTCATCAGGTTCAGACGACGCTTGATGACCGTGACCGTCGGCCTTGAGCCGTCGCGATCAAGGACATCGCCGTCGTCGGCAACAAACGCCCGGACGACGATTCGATCGCCGCTCTCGTTCGCCACGAACGTGCACCGCGTGTAGCGCTTCGCCCGCGCCCCGATCGGCTGGTCGTCCAGGTAGAGCGATTCGTCGCTCACAACCAGGTCCATCCCATTCGGGTGCAGCCCCTCTTCCACAATGACCAGCATGGGCGACTCACTGTAAAGACTCTTTACACTCTGCAAAGACTCTTTACAAGTGAAATATGGCAGCGTAATGTAGGGCATTGAAATGGAACCAATCCCCGGCACCCCAATTCGAACGGTAGACGACGTAGTCCGGGAGCACGTCGAGGGGGTGTTAGCGACCTACCTGGGGAAGGTGCCCCAGTATCGGATCGCCCTGGAGCTCGGATGGAGCCCGACCACCCTCATTCGCCGGCTCAAGGAATGGGCCAGGGAACCGGAGGACCGCCGATGACGGAGTGTGACCACGTGCACCTGAAGACGGACATCGAGGTGCGTCCCGATGGACTCCTATCGGGCAAGACGACCGTAACGTGCAAAGACTGCGGCGAGGTCCTCTACGACGACACCAAGGGTCGCATTCCGACTAACCCGCATGACCCAAATTCATCGACGGTGGGCCGATGATGATCGACTCAGACCACATCTGGACGGTGGTCCTATTCGTGGCGACGGTGGTTCTGGCGGGGTTGTTTCTGAGGGAGCTGACGAAGTGAGCGTGGGCTTCGTCACGTGCCCGGCGTGCTTCGCCTGCTATCCGCGCCTGTCGATCCACGCCTGTGCGCCCATCCCGGTGTCCGCTGACGGAGTCGAAGGACTCGCGAAGGCAGCATCTGAGCCGATGGACTGGGCCGGCGCTGGATTTCAGGCCAAAGCAGCAAGCCCCGCCGGCCGCCGAGAGCAGCGCATCGCCTTCCTCGAGCGGAAGCGCACCGTGACCATCGCCGACCTCGGGGTGAAGGCAGAGGGCGAGGACTGGCATGGCGTCCAGGACTGCGCCAGCGACCTCCGGGACATCGACAACGAGCTGGACGGCCTGAGGTACTGATGGTCAACCGCGACGAGAACGCTTGCTACATCGCCCACGGCGATCGGGTCCTGCGCTTCTATCGCCTGGGAACGTCGTTCCAGGTTGATATTTGGGACAGCGAGGGGCGCTCCAACTTCCACCTTGGAGCTGTCGACGGAGAGGTCGAAGCACTACTGGAATTCCTCCGGCCAGCGCTGCCGCCCCCGGCGCCCCGCCAGCTCAGAGACGCCGCTAACGGACCATGGGAGGAGTAGAATCGGCCATGGCCACCGTCGAGGAACGGTTCCGGGGAAAGGTCAATATCCTAGGGCCAATCGTCCGCCCTGGAATGACGCCGTGCTGGGTTTGGACGGCTAGCACACGCGGCAATGGATATGGGCAATTCTGGGATGGGAAGAAATGCGGCCCCGCGCATCGAGCATCGTGGGAAATCTTCTTCGGCCCCATCCCCGACGGGCAGGATGTGCTGCACAAGTGCGATACCCGTCTCTGCGTCAATCCGGAGCACCTGTTCCTCGGCACGCACCTCGATAACATGCAGGACATGGTGAGCAAGGGTAGGTGGGCACACGGCGAGACATGCGGTCGGTCGAAACGCTCGGCGGCAACCATACGGGCGATTCGCGACCTACATGCCGCAGGCATCTCGCAAGCTGACCTGGCGCGCAATTACGGCGTGACCACTGGCTACATAAACCAAGTCGTCAAGCGACGGATTTGGGCCCATGTCTAGCGCCCTGGCCGCCCTGCTACGTGAGTTGCCGTGAACAACGACGATTTACGAGACTTCCGAGACCTCCTCTACGTCGTCAGGGCGATTCGTCGTACCTATGAGCACAGTTACGGCTCCTTTCGACATTCGGCCGAGATCGACAATGCTAGCCAAGTTTTCGACCGGCTGTTCCGCCGCTACTTCGACGGCATGCCACCGACCGGCTACCCCAACTACGAGCCTCGCATCGGTGAGCAAACCGTGGTCGATGTCATCCGGGAGCAGGCCAAGGGCGAAGCTGACGAGCACGCCAAGTCCGAGGCCCTGCTCGCCTCGCTGAAAGCCCAGCACGGATGACCGACTCCGAAGTCTGGTTCCTCTGCTGCGCTATCCTCCTGGCCCTGCTCGTCCTCGGGTCTGGCCGGCGGACCTGATGCACTACCGCTGCTCTGATACCTGCGACGCTCCGCCCAACCCGGACGACATCTGCCGCGCCCAACCACTGCGCGGTGACACCCCATGTCCCAGGTGCGGCTACGTATCAGCGGGCGCCCCGTCATGGGCCGACCATGGCGTCACCTTCGCCCTCAACGGCACCCGCTACCGGATCGTCTCCGTCGGCAGCACGAACCGCTACGCCCCTCGTCACCTCCACTTCGAGGACATCATCGGCGCCGAGCGCCTCGACTCCGCCCACTGGGAACTGCCCGCGGCACCGTGTCCCACCAGCGACGTCAAGGCAGCCCTCGGCAACCTCTTCGCCCTGCCGCACTTCCGGGCCCACGAACTCGCCGCTGCCATCCGCTCTGTCTGACGCCACATCCCAAGGGATTCGGCACTGCGTTTTTCGGTGAGTGGGAATACCCATCACTCACTCACCCTCCCACTTGGGGGGGTGGGGGTCCAGCCCGGGGGTACAACCACGGGCCTGGCAAGCCGGGGGTCATTCGCTCGCCGTCCCGCTATCTACGCGCAGTCATTCGTCTTTGGTAGGCGGCTCGGTTGGTCCGTCTACTGTGCGTCTACTGGATTGCCCTGTCATCGCCCGACGTCGTTCCCAGGCCGAGCGGTGGGATCGGGTAAGGGGTGATGCGGCCTGGGCGAGTACCATCCCCAGGTCCGTCTCCGCAACGTAGACCCATCGGCCCTGTCTCGTAGCGGGGATGCGTCCGTTGCGCAGCCAGCGGCGAAGCGTCTCCTTGCACAGCCCGGTGGCTCGGGAGACTTCGGCTACGGAGTAGCGACGCACACGCATGCGGTTCTAAGAAAGGTAACCTATGAG